GCATTGAAGAAATAACGTGCAGCATCTCCGCTGGCAAAAGTAATACTTCTTCTAAATAGACCCTCAAAAGTACCAGATCCACCAGTAAGAATGTTGTCAAAATTACTACCGGTTATGGTAGTACCGCTGGATGTGAACACGTTACCATTAGTATTGATAGTATAGATCGCGGCGGCTACGTTGGCAAAACTTGTAATAGTTGTTCCTGCTGTGATACCAATATTTGATCCTGATGCTAGTTGTCCACCAGCACCGCTCTGGTGACCTATTGCTCTATTTAAAGTATAGACTAAACCTGCCCATTGGACGGCTGTAACTGTAGTAGTTGTTGGACTTACTGAAATAGTTGGAATTAAGCTGACATCTTGACCATATCCTCGTACTCCTTTACCACCACCCCAAACAAACGCGAGATTGGGGATGGTATTACCATACGTATTAGTAGTATTACCGCCCCAGGTAAAGTAGTTATAATCAATGGCTTGTATTAAACCACCAGTTGTATATGCCATGTTGCTCTATTCCCTTTGTATTAGTTGATTAATCAACACTATAAATCAACGGCGTTCTCATTATACTATAACAGTAAAGTGGTTGTCTACCACAAGCGTCATTGTTAAAAACCATTTATAGTTGGGTAATCTTTTGTCCCGTTTTAACTATTTATGCTAATGATAGCATTTATTATAAAACCAAACACTCTACAACACCAGATCCTGTTGGGTGATTGCCTATAGCAATAGCAAAATACTCAGTGGTATTTTTATCTACCGCCGATGCCCTGCCAACTATGTTTTCTGATGGTGCTAGTTTATCACCTTTATTAACTGCGCCCTGTACCAACACTGGCACACGACCTTTTAATGCCACTGCTTGTCCTTTGATGCTGTCATTCATTAAATAAGCTGGGTTAGCTGAGATCACACCAATCGCACGATCACCGTATCTTGCGGCTGTAACTTCTTCGATTCCACCAATCGCTACCACTGTTCCCACAGGATATTCTTGATCAGTGACATATTTTTCAGCTAAGTCAGCGTATTGTGCTGAACTGGATACACCAAAAATAGTATTAAATCTACTGCTGGTTTGCCCAATATTGGTAGTATTAGTAACACCCGGTAAGATAGCTGCAGAGTTTGCCGCCAAGCTCATTACCCTAGTTGATACTCCAGATTTGTTAACAAAAAAGTTCATATCACTGTTAACAATGTTATTTTTAAGTACGATTGCGCCACCACTTACACTGACAGTATGAGTTGACGTATTACCAAATGTGACTCCATTATCATTTGTAACTAACAGTGTACCTGTAGTTGATGTATTTTGATCACTGCGCATAAACGATGTTGAGCTAATGTTATTAACTGCCAACGCATTGCTGGAATTTCCTGTAAATTGGCTACCAGATAGTGAACTGGTACCAACCAAGTTTATACCCGGAAATATATTTGCAAATCCCGGAATCGCTGTTTGCGGAGTAAACACAGCATCCTTGCTGACAACAGCGATTACTTGATTAGCTATGGTAAATTTAACCACACTGTGACTTTGACTGATCGTATCAACAACAGTATCAGCTATAGCTCCCGTGGTGCTGCCGCCTGCTGATGTGCTGCTACCTGATCCTGTAGATAACCACGCACTACCACTCCAGACTTTCAGTAATAAATTAGTCGTATCCCACCATAGATCACCAGTGGTTGGATTACTCGGTGCACTAGCAGAAGCTGCTGCTTGTCCCATTTGTTTCCATTGGGTTCCGGTATAGACCTTTAACTGTGCGTTTGTTGAGTCCCACCAAAGTTGTCCTATTAAAGGAGCACTCGGAGCAGTACTGTTACTGAAATTTTCTAAGAGCTTGATGTAATTTTCATTTAAGAAAAGACCATAGCCAGCATAGTTTTTACCAACCAGTGTTAAGCTGGTAGTGGTAGTATTAACAGTATTATCAGGTATCGTAGCCAGCGATGTTCCTGATGTTGTGGTTACTATGTATGGCATATTTTATCCGTCTTTATATATTACTTATTATAAAATTACTTCTTTTCCTGCTTGATCTGTATCAGTGGTTACCACATGCTCACCTTGGTATCCTGCCCATGCTGACAAATCTACGTCTGCTGGTGTTGATTCCTGACGGTCACGAACAATTACCTGAGCTAGCAGTCCAGGTTTAATACCTTCAATAAATTCATCTACTGTATGATATCCCATGACTTTTGGTTGAAAAGCCACAGCATCATATTCATCAATGGGTTTAGCACTGTTTTCACTGGCAAATTTAACTAATACTGATTCACCTTCAGTCCCTACAATTTTTACATTAAGTGTTGTCATTTTACGTTCCTTTATTAAGCTGATTGACCTAGAACTGTACCAATAGCAGTCCATGTTACATAACTATTACCAATTATATAGTATCCTGCGGCACCACCAGATCCTGGATTTGATCCTGCTCCGCCTGTGCCAGCTGAACCTAATGCTCCACCATTGCCAGAATCATATACTCCACCAGCGCCACCTGCACTAGCTGAACCACTTGATCCAGCGACTCCATTATTGTTAGCGCCACCGCCGCCTGCGCCGCCTGTACCTGGTACTGTACCGCCACCGCCACCGCCGCCACCACCTGCATAGGTAGTTGTTGTAGTTCCTTTACCACCACCTCCGCCACCGCCACCTCCGTTATGAACACGGATGCCGCCAGCTACGTATGTATGTACATCTGCAACTTCAAAGTTGTAGACATAGTCATATGGTTCGCCTGGAGATATTTCTAAAATTTCACTTGGTTGACCTTGCTCATCATATATGATATCACCAATTTTTAAATATTCTGCACGTACAAATCCAAGATATGTTGTGCCTGGTTGGCTTGACGTTAGTATTTCATGGTTGCCTGTGATATTTAATGTACCACGTGTATGACTGATAATTATTAATTTGCTAAATTTGTCTGCTTCGGACCAACTGTGTTTGAATACTTGTGTAACGGGTTTCGCTACCAGATCAGCTGAATAATTAGCTGTTTCTCCAATGTCAAATCCATATACTAAATCACCTACGTTTAGTGATTCGATCGCTACTATTCCGTTTGGTGTACTGATTGGTGTACCAATTGGGAAACAGGTTGATGTTGTTGAGCTATATCCACCGCCACCTCCACCACCACCACCGCCATATATGGCTCCGTTATTTTCAATAGTAATATTTGCTGTGGTTATAATAGCTGTTCCGCCTGATTCTCCACTGCCCGCTGATCCGCCATAGTTAGCACCGGCACCGCCATTACCACCTTTACCTTTAATAGTTCCATAATTTACTAATTTAATCTCTGACCCTGCAGGAAAACTGCCAACGGTAAGTGCAGCGCCGCTGGTTGATCCAATAACTACACCTGAATTAACATGAGCCAATAGCCTAATAGGATTAGTGGGACTGCTGACATAACTATACAGATTTAAATCATTAGTGCTAGAAGTGATGTAGACAACTTTATGTAGAAGTTTCCAAGCACCGCTGTCTTTGATATAAATTTCCTGCGGTTCTATCCAAGCACCGCTGTCTTTTATATAGACATTACTAGCTAATGTAAAGACGTTTGAGCCAATAACACTACTATTGCTGACGTATATAGTCATATACGTTAGATCCTATACCAAACGTCACCGTTGTTACCACCTGTGGGTGCAGCTGCATTTACGTATTTGACACCTTGACTATTGAAACCAGTTCTATTAACCCAATTTTGTACATACTGAGTTGATGCAACTACATTGGCACCACCAACATCAAGTGCAATAGTTGTCGCTACGACATTACCATAAAATGTTTGAGCATAAACAGAATTAAATTGTGATGTAGTTGATCCAATACTACCAGTAAGATTACCAGAAGTTGGGAACATGCTTGAAAGCACAGCCGGACCTGTTAGATTTAATGCGGCTGACAGTGTAACGTTACCTATAGCAGATAATGTTCCACCAACGGAAATAGCATTTGAAAAAGCAACTGAAGCATTTGCTCCGTAAATTCCAATGGAACGTGTTTTTGTATTAGCTGAATTAACGTATATATTAATGTCTCTGTTCAACGTAACGTTGTTAAGTTGGACTTCGTTTGTGGTTGGTGTTGGGACGATATTCAAGTCACTACCGATCGTAACACCGCTACCTGCGGTAATGGTATAGGCAGTTGTTGTATTTTGATCACTTCGTAAGAATTGGCTGGCATTAACTCCTTGCAGTGTCAGGGCGTTACTAACGTCACCTGTAAATTGACTACCTGTTAATGCACTGGAACTAATTAGATTGAATCCCGGAACGATCGTGGTAAATCCATTGATAGCTGTCTGTGGAGTAAATGTGCTGTCCTTGCTTAATATTGCCATGACAATATCAGCGATATAGAACTTAGTAACGATATGACTTCCACCGCTGGAATCTAATATAGTTTCAACGATAGGTCCTGATGTACCAGTTGTTGCTGTATATGTAGGACCAATAGTGATCCAGGCTGATCCACTCCATACTTTTAACTGTAGGTTAGTGCTGTCCCACCATAGATCACCAGTTACTGGACTTGTTGGTGCTGTGGTACTGCTGGCTGAACTAGAAATAGGTTTCCATAAAGTGCCATCATAGACTTTTAGTGTTAGTACACTGCTGTCATACCATAATTGTCCTCTGATAGCATGTGCAGGTGCTGTGCCGTTGGAAAAATTTTCCAACAGTTTAACGTAGTTTTCGTTTAAGAAATTACCGTAGCCCGCATAGTTTTTACCTATCAAGGTTAGACTGGTAGCAGTACTATTTACAGTACCGTCTGCTATAGTTGCCAGTGTTGCACCAGCTGTTGTTGTTATTGGATATGCCATTATTATTCTTACCTATTTTATATATTTACCTTAAAATTAGCTGGCTATTTGGAACCAGAAATCCCCATTGTTACCGTCACTGCTGGATGGTGCACCTGTGCTGACAAATTTGAAACTGCCATCCCAATACTTGGTTGATTGTCTTACATAACCAGTGGTTGCTATCCAAGTATTACCTGTTATGTTGCTGTCGCCCGCACCTGATATTAAATTGCCTTGTGTTGGAATTAGTGCCGCGTCTGACAGTGCACCTGCTTTTAATGTTAATGTCGCAGTGCCGGCTGATTTCTGTGCCATCAATACCATCGAACTGCCTACTACCAGATTAGCCGCACTGTTAGCAGAATCAATCCACATGTGGTTTGTGCCTACAGAACCATCATAGATTTTATATTTAAATATTCCTGATAAGCCTGTTGCTACAAATTCTGTAGTAGCAATCATTGTATTGCTGGTGCCTGCTGGTGCTGTTATAGCTGTTGAAACTCCAATAAATTAGCATTTGTAAATTTTGCGTCAACGTATCCTTTAGTAGTAACCCCAAGACTGGTCGTAGCATTAGCTGCTACCTCAACTGCACCACCAGCCGTGATAGTTAGGTAGCGTGTTAGTGTGCCTGTACCGTTGGCATATAATGCTAGATTTCCACCATTGGTATTGTTGATGATCTGTGCATCTGTACCGTTTACGCTTAATGTTAAATCACTACCTACACCAATGGTAATGCCAGCGTCACTGCCAATTGCTAGATTACCAGAACCAAAATTGTTTTGATTATTACGGAAATAGTTAGCCGCAGGCTGTGCACCTAAATAACTTGCACTATTAGCAGTTCCCCATAATGTGAATCCAGTAGCTAGATTGTAGCCTGGTTGTATTGTGCTGAAGCCTGTTAGAGCCGGACTTGGTGTAAATAATGCATCTTTGCTGATGATCGCTGTGCGTGTACCGTCAGCATAGATACTCAATACATAATGTGTTGTGGCGGCATTGTCTGTTACAGTTTCGTAAATCGCACCTGTTTTGTGTCCTACTGGATATCCAGGACCTACTTCGATCCAGCCGCTGACATTATAAGGATCTGTACCGTTATAAACATACAACTGTTGATCATCGCTATCCCACCATAGGTCACCAGCTGTGACTGTTGTTGGTGCACTGGCTTGACTGGTACAACTACTGACAATTTTCCATGCCGTACCGGTATAAACTTTTAGATAAGCATTGCCGCTATCCCACCAAAGTTGGCCACTGAGTGGATTACTAGGACTGATACCGTAACTAGAGTTTTCTATCAATCTTACCAGAGTGTTGGTCATGATCTGACCGTAGTTACTATAATTACGTCCAACCAGCGTCAAGCTGGTAGCGGTGTCATTATAGGTACCGTCTGCGATTGTGCCTAGGTTTGTTCCGTTTGTTCTTATTATGTTATAGCTCATTTTATTATCCTAGTTATGCTGTAGTGCTCAAGTTAGTTAGAGTTTGAATTCTCACAGTATAATCGATCTGTATAAGTCTGTTCAGTGACTTCTGCACTGGACTGAAAATCACGTGGGTCAACAATTTACCCGTGCCTTGTGTTGCTAAATCATATCCTTTAAGTCCCAATTCGTCAAATACATATTCTCCGCTGAGGTCTTGGCTATTATCAAATACTGCCTGACCACTAGGCTCACCATAGTCTAACAAACAACTGACTAAAATATCTGTATAAATCTGTCCAGGTGTGTGATTTATGGTGATCTTATTACGTAATGGATCTGTGTTAGTAGCGTTGGTATTGTCTACGATCTTGCTGTATGTAGGATTATACAAGTCTGCATTCTGTACATTGGTATTAGTAGGTAGATATGTAATAACTCCAGTGGGGTCAACTGTGGTACCGCCGTTGCCAAACCACATCTGATAAATAAATCCTGTTGATTTATTACCTAACATGTTAGCAATACTTTCACTCATGTTTTCATAATGGATAGCATTGCGTTTATTTACAAAAACTTCTTTAGACACTGGGTCAAATATTTTAATATGACCTTGGATATGGATACTGCCCTGCTCATCAGGACGTTTTTGTAGTTGATTTTGTTGTGGTTTAGTGTTCATATTCTTATTTATCGCGTTATTATCCATAATTTTTGCCTAGATCCTAAACCATCTTGCATAGGTATTACTGTAGATATATTGCAGTGGATTGACTAATA